GGCCGCAGCGGCCGCGGACATCTCACCGCCGGCGGTGCCGGTGATGACAGTGCCGCGAGCGAGTACGCCCTGAGATGCGGCGAGGGTCACGGTCACAACGTCCGCAACAGGCTCATTTGTGACGATCAGCCCGTCATAGCCGACGGTGCCGAGGTTTTCATCCAGTCTCTTGCTCATTACTTCTTACCTCCGTTCTTGGTGGTGTTGTAGATGCCGACGATGGCGTCGACCTTGGCCTTGTCGTCGGTCTCGCTGCCTTCCTCGCCTCCATTGGGGGCGGCTCCGACATCGGCCGCGCCGGAGTCAGCATTGTCGGTGGCGGCGTCCTTCAGGTGCTTGGCGCCGAGGGCCGCCTGCTTCTGCATGGCCTTGAGTGCGAGCTGCTCAGCGGTGCAGGCGTTCTCGCCGAACTTGGCGTCCCTGACGAGCTGAGCGTCGCCCACACTTGCGGCGATGCTGTCGATGGCCTCGATGCGGGCCCGCTCCTGCGTTACGGCATTTGCGGCGGCCTGCTGCTCGATCTGAGCGACGAGGTCGGGGGGCTGCGCTCTCATTTCCTCGAGAGTCATGGGCTTATCATCCTTTCTGTTTTTGCCGCCGTTTCCGGTCGGCTTATTTCCAGCCGCAGGGGCGGCGTGGATGCTGTTGATGCGGATCGTGCTCGGGACATTGTGCAGCCCCTTGATGTTGTGCCGGATGCCGGCCACGAGGAGCACCTGCTTGTCGGCGCTCACGCTGACATCGGGGCCGTCGCCCTCGAGCAGGGTGTCGGCGAAGCCGTTGTCGATGGCTTCCTGCCCGACCATCCATGTCTCGCGGGTCATCATGGTGCGGAGCTGCTCGACCGCGATCCCGGTCTTGGCGTGGTAGATCTCCGCGATGGCCCGCTCACTGGCGTCGAAGTCCTTCTGGAGCTTCTTCAGGTCTGCGAGGGTGTAGTAGTCCATCAGCAGGCCCGCGACGCCGTGGATCATGACCATGCTGCCGGGGTAGACCTGCACCTCGTCGCCGGCGCAGGCGATGACGCTGGCCGCGCTGGCCGCGATGCCCTCCACGATGACGACCTTGTGGCCGCTCAGGCCCTTGATGGCGTTGTGGATGGCGATGCCGGTGTAGAGGTCGCCGCCGGTGCTGTTGATCTTGATGGTGATGTTGCTCTTGCCCTTGACGGCCGCGAGATCCTCCATGAAGCTCTCGGGAGCGATATAGAGGCCGGGCTCGGGCTCACCCGTCCACCAGTCCACAGGCTGACGGGCGACGACATCGCCATAGAGGACGATCTCGCCCGAGTCCTCGCCGACGCTGGCGATGTTCCAGAACTTCGTCGGCGTCTGCTGGACGACCTGCGGCCCGGCGCACAGGCGCGGGGTGTTACTCGTTTTCATGCTTGTCCTTGTCTCCTTCCTTGATGGTCTTTTCCACCTCGGCGACGATGGCAGCGCGCCGCACGGCAGCCGAGAGGGATGTGCCGGCCACTGAGGTGCCGCCGGAGTCGCCGGTGCTGCCGGTGTCTCCCTGAGCCGCCCGCAGCTTCTCGTTTTCCCGGGCGAGCTGGTCGATGTTGGCGTCCCACTGGCCGCCGTTGAGCCGGATCGTGGCCTGCTCGCGGGTGGTAATGCCCTCGCCGATGGCGAGGATCTCGGCCGTGATCTCCTTGGTCGGGTCGAGCTGCCCCTGCGAGGGGCCGATCCACTCGGCGCCGAGGTAGGCCGCCCGGGTTGCCGGGTCAGCGAAAAAGCCCGGGGCGCTGATGCGTCCGCGGGCCACGGCCTCGGCGATGAAGATCTCATAGATGGGGGTGCAGAAGTCATCGACAAACCACTTGCGCCTCATGCGGAAGGCTTTCCACGCTTCCAGCAGGGCGGCGCGGCTGGCGCTGTACGAGCTGTTGAACGCCTTGAGGAGCAGGTCGGCCGGGATCTCGAGGGCTGCGCCCACCTGCTCGCAGATGGCGCGCAGGAAGCTGTCGAAGCCGCTGGCCGGTCGCTTCGGGTCGGCAAAGGTGACATCCTCGCCGGGCTCCATGATGTTGATCTGCCCCGGGCCCATCTCGTACTCGTTGGGATCCCGGCTCACTTCCGGCAGGCTGCTCCCCACCTCGTTGAACGGGTTGTCGCCGGCGCCGGCCTCGGTCTTGATGAAGGCCGTGAAAAAGCTCTCCACGACGGCCGCGGTCAGCTCGCTCTCGGTGTAGCGCCGGAGCTGAAGCAGGGGCTCGATGACCTGCGCGAGGTAGCTGACGCCTCTGTACTGATCCGGGCGCTCGCTCTCCATGATGTGCAGGATGTTCGGGAGCCCTGTGCGCCGGCCGTATGCTTCCACGCGGGCCCACTTGGTCGCCGCTGCACCCAGCTCGAAGGGGTAGGTGCTGCGGATGTGGTAGGCGACGATCTGGCCGTTGCCGTCCACCTCGACGCCGTCGAAGATGCCGGTGGTCAGCAGCATGGGGGTGACGATGCCGGAGCTCGTCGGGGTTGCCACGCGGTCGGCCTCGATCAGGTGGATGCGCAGCGAGTAGGGCATGAGGGGCGTCGGGTCGTACTGCTTGACGACTGCGAACACGTCGCCGCTGACCAGCCACGAGGCGAGGGCGAGCTGCTGCATGGCTGCGAAGTTATTGACGCCGGTGGCGTCGCACGCCCTTTTATTGTTGGCCCACAGGCTGAACTCGCGCTCTGCCTGCGCCTGCCATGCGTCTGCGGCCTCCTGCGTCATGCCGAGCGCCTCCCGGTCGATCCGGCTCTTGAGCTGGAGCCCGATGCCGACCACGTTTGTACGGTTAGTGCGGATGGCCGAGGTGGCGATGGGTGCGGCCATGTAGAGCATCCGGGCTCTCTGTCGGAGCGTCCAGTTGTGGGCGTCGATGTCCTCCTTGGGGCTGCCGCTGAAGGCCCTGAAGCCCTTGGTCGACCTCTTGTGCCAGCTCGCGCCGGCGTCGCCGTAGCCCTTGTTCACGGGGCGGGGGCTCTGCCGGCCGCTCTGCGGTCGGCTTCTGTTCTTTCGTCTGCTGATGGTGCTCACCTCCTTCGGGTAAAAATGGCCGGCGCCGGGAGAAAAGGAGCGAAAACTCCCGGCGTCAGCCTATGAAAAAAGCCCCTTTCGGGGCTTCTTTCACCAGTCACGGGGGACGACGCCCACGGCTTTGCGGGGGCGCTGCCCGTTGAGCAGGGCCTCGAGGGCTGCGATGTCGTCCTCGAGCTCCTTGATGGCCGCCCGGACGGCGGCGAGATCGGTGTTGTAG